TCTGGTTCTTCTGCTGATGGAACTTATGTAGTTTCTTCTGTTACTAATGCAAATGTTTTTGTTGTAACAGCAGCTAGTGGTGCGACCACAAGCGGTAATGTTTCGATCACAAAGACAGCATCATATAAATTTACTTGCCCAGAATGGAGTAAGGTAATTAATGTGCCTAATTTAGCTACGATAACAGCTACATTTGTACAAAAATTTGAGCCATGACAATAGATACTGCACCTGTTTTTAGTGACATACAAAAAGTAAATCCATCCTCAATTATTGAGTTATTCAAACTTGAGCTAAAAGAAGGACTTAATTATGCAACAGGTAATCCTAGTGGTGTAACTACAGTTCATAGATTTCATTCTGGTAGTAATCTTGATGCTTATGGAAATATTGTTTGGAATGGCGAGACTTATTTAAGGTTTCCTGTAGAAGCTAGTGGTTTTGCTTTTCAACGAGGTCAATTACCAAGACCAACTATTACTGTAAGTAATATGGGAACTCCTAGTATGTCTGCTGTTTTATTGGCTGCAAATAGTTTTACTGCTGGTAATGATTTGACAGGTGCGAAGGTAACAAGAATAAGAACTATGGCAAGGTTTGTAGATGCTGCTAATTTTTCTGGTGCGACTAATCCTTTTGGTACTCCAGATCCAGATGCAGAGTTCCCAAGAGAGGTTTACTACATAGATCGTAAATCCGCAGAAAATAGAACTGTGGTTCAATTTGAATTAGCAGCAATCTTTGATATGGCTGGTATTCGTGCGCCAAAACGTCAATGTACTAGAGATGTTTTCCCATCTATAGGTACATTTATAGGATGAACTGGAAAGATAGTGCATTGGTTCATGCGAAAGACCAAGACCCTAAAGAAGCTGTAGGTTTAGTGTTAAATATTAAAGGCAAAGAAAGATATTTTCCTTGTCGCAATTTATCAATGACAGCACATCAATGTTTTATTCTTGACCCAGAAGATTATGTGAAAGCAGATAAGTTAGGAGATATTATTGGAGTTTTCCATAGTCATCCTGTCACTTCACCAGAACCAACTCAGGCAGATAAAGTGAGTTGTGAGGAAAGTAATATTCCTTGGTATATAGTCAATCCAAAGTCAGAGACATGGGGATATTATGAGCCACAAGGTTATAAAGCACCACTTATAGGAAGAGAATGGGTTTGGGGGATAACAGATTGTTGGGCATTAGTTCGTGATTATTATCAGCAGAAAAAGCATATAAGTTTATTAGATTATGAACGAAATATGTCTCCAGAAGAATTTTTAGTAAATCCTTTGTTTGAAAAATACGCAATACAAACTGGATTTAGAGAACTTGATAAAGATGAAAATCTAGAAAAAGGTGATGTATTATTAATGTCAATATTGCATCCAACTTTAAATCATGTAGCTATTTTTTTAGGAGATATGGTTTTACATCATTTAGCCGATAGACTATCTTGTAGAGAGCCATATTCTGAGTGGTTACAAAAATGTACTGGTAAGAGGTATCGTTATGCTCAGAAAAATTAAATTACATGGAGAACTTGCTGAGTTTTTAGGTCAAGATGAATTTGAGGCTGTTGTAAAAACAACAGCAGAAGCAGTTAAATTTTTAATAACAAATTTTCCAAAATTAGAAGCATATATGAGTAATAGATATTATCAAGTATTGGTTGGAGATAATCAATTAGATAAAGATCAAATACATGATCCTGTAGGAAAATCAGAAATACATTTTGTGCCTGTGATTAGTGGTGCTGGTGGTAGTAGCTTTAATAGAATTTTATTAGGCGGTGCTTTAATTGGTGCATCATTCTTGTTTCCGGGTGCTGGTATGTTTGGTACATTTGGAAGTGGAGGTGTTGCTGCTGCTGGTACAACTCTTACTCAAGCACAAATTGCTGCTGGTTTGACAGTAGGAACTGGAGTGATGACAACTATTGGTACGGCTCTTAGTGTTGTTGGTGCAGGTATGGTTTTGAATGGTGTTTCTGAAATATTATTTCCATTACCAACACCAGAAGAACAGGAAGATGATCCAAGAATATCTTTTAACTTCTCAGGGGTGCAAAATACATCAAGAGCCGGAACAGCACATCCCATTGTATATGGAGAAATCGTGTGCGGATCTGTCGTGATCTCTGCTTCTGTTGATACGAATCAGGTGGTTGCATGACGAAGAAAATGATAAAAGGTGCTGGTGGCCCTCCTACTCCTCCTACTCCATATCGTGCGCCCGATACTTTAAACAGTAAACAGTTTGCAACTATACAGGACTTATTATCAGAAGGTGAGATAGAAGGATTTGCAACACCATCAAAAGCTGGTATTGCTAAAAGTTCTGCTGATTATTTAACAGCAGCACAGAAAGATATATTTCTTAATGACACAGCAATACTTAATGCAAACGCTAGTAACAGTAGTCCAACAGATGCAGATTTTAATTTTCAAAGCGTTGTATTAGACGCACGTTTTGGTACGAATAATCAACTTGTTATTCCGGGGATTGAATCAAGTGACCCTGTAAACTCAAGCCCTATAGGTGGCTTCCCTAGAGTTTGTACTGTTGCTAATGGTGGAGTAACACAAGCTATTTCCCTTAATAAAGATGCAGTTAGAGTGACAATATCTTTTGGTCAATTACAAAAAGCAGAAGACAATGGAGATTTGTTAGGTTCAACTGTTGATTTAAAAATACAATTACAAACCAATAATGGAACTTTTACAGACAAAATTACAGATAGTATTACTGGTAGATCTGCTGATCTTTACTCAAAAGAATATCGTGTAAATCTACCAGCAACATATTCACAAGCTGCAATTAAAGTTGTTCGGGTAACAGCAGATAGTACAGATAATTCACTGAAAGATGAATTTAGTGTTTCTGTTATGCAAGAGATAGTAGATGATCCACAAACATATCCTGACTCTGCATATGCACAATTAAGAATAGACTCTGAACAGTTTAGTGCAATACCAAAAAGAGCTTACAGAATAAGAGGAATAAAAGTGCGAATCCCAGCAGCAAACGGAGGATTAACACCAACAGTTGTTGCGAATCAAGCCATTGCTACTTCTTTAGGTTTAGGAACTCCTAGTTCATTTGGATTTATACACTATCCAGAGAACTACGTTTTTAACGGACAAATGGCTGCTGCTCAATGGTGTTCATGCCCTGCCATGATACTTCTTGACCTTCTCACGACTAAAAGATATGGATTTGGTACTCATATAGCTCCCAATCAAGCAAATGATACTGAGCTATATGAAAATTTAGATTTATATAGTTTTGTCGCTGCAAGTAGATATGCAAACGAGTTAGTTAATGATGGATTTAGTGGTCAAGAACCAAGGTTTAGTTGCAATGTAAACATACAATCATCTAAAGAAGCATTTGATCTTATAAAAGACTTGGCATCAATTATGAGATGTATTCCAGTATGGTCGCAAGGTTCTATTTCTATTGTTCAAGATAAACCAACTGATCCTAGCTATTTGTTTAGCTTGGCTAATGTAACTCCAGAAGGTTTTAGTTATACAGGTTCAAGTCTTAAGCAAAGACATTCTGTTGTAAGTGTTAGTTACTTTAATATAGATTCAAGAGAGATGGATTTTGAGGTGTATGGTGATGGCAATACTACAGCAGAAGTTAATAGAAGGGCGAAACTTGGAATAGTTTATAAACAGGTTAAAAGTTTTGGTTGTACTTCTAGGGGACAAGCGCAGCGTTTGGCTCGTGCAATAGTCTTCTCGGAGGAACAGGAAAGCGAAGTCATAAACTTTGCAACATCAATGGATGCTGGAGCAATAGTTAGGCCGGGAAGTGTTATTGCTGTGAATGATCCAGTTAGGCAAGGAGATAGAAGATCTGGTCGTATTGCTGCTGCAACAACGACACAAATTACAGTTGATGATACTGCTAATCTTGAGAGTTTTGGAGGTAGTAATAAAGAGTGTAGTGTAATAATGCCTGATGGTACTGTCGAGAAAAAAGCTTGTACTGTTGTTGGAGATAAAATAGATCTTACAAGCGCATTAAGCACAACACCTAATGTAAATTCTATTTGGTTATTAGAAAGTGACGGAACAGGAGAAGAACCACAAACTTTTAGGGTTGTAAGTGTAGAAGAGCAAGATGGGGTTAACTATTCTATAAGTGCTTTGGCTTATAGGGATGATAAATATACGAATATAGAATCAACAGATTTCCCTACTTTACCAGCAAGAAATATATCAAGACTTAATGAATTAAAACCAGCACCTACAATTAAAACTCCAATATTAGAAGAAATCGTAGTTGTAAATAATATTGCGATAAATAGATTGCTTATATCTTGGCAACCTGTTGCTGGTGTTACACAATATCAAGTTCAATATAGATTTCAAAACACTAACTGGGTAACTCAAATTGTATTTAGACCAGACATAGAAATAATGAATACACAAGCTGGAACTTATGATATAAAAGTTTTTTCATTTAATGCTGCTGGCCAATTATCATCAACACCCTCTTCTGTGCAATTTAATGCAGAAGGAAAGACAGCAGTACCAAATAATGTACAGAATCTCACATTAGAACCTGTAAACGACAAGTTAGTAAGATTAAGATGGGATAAATCAGTTGATGCAGATGTTTTGCATGGAGGTCGAGTATATATTCGACATTCAAACAAGACAGATGGTACTGGAACTTTTGCTAACTCAGTAGATCTTGTTCAAGCTGCTGCTGGTAATACAACAGAGGCAGTTGTACCAGCATTAGAAGGTGAATATATTTTAAAGTTTAGAGATGATGGAGAAAGATTCAGCACAGGAGAAACAAGTGTAATCTTAGATTTACCTGACTTAGTAGATACACAAGTAATTCTGACAGAAAGAGATGATGACAATAATTATCCGGGTACTAAAACTCGTACAACCACCACTAGCAACGTCTTAAGTCTTACTAATCCAGCAGCTACAAATGGATTAACAGGAACTTATGATTTTCAAAACACAGTAGATTTAGGTGGTGTGTTTTCTCTCAACTTAAAAAGAATATTGCAGACTATTGGAGTTGAAATAGGTAATACTATTGAATCACAAATTCCAGATTTACCTCCAAGTTTAGGTGGGCCTGCTGGAGGAGGTTGGGATAACTATGCAACTAATGGAAATTTTGATGGTACTGCGATTGAGGATGTTAATGCTCAAATGGTAGTAAGAACAACGCAAACAGACCCATCTAGCTCACCAACATATTCGTCATTTAATACTTTTGCAAATGGAACATTTAAAGGGAGAGGATTTCAATTTAGATTAAATTTAACTTCTGAGAATACTGGCCATAATATAAATGTAATACAAGCTGGGTTTGTTGCATCATTTGAATCAAGGACTGAAAGGAGTTATGTAAGTGGTAGCTCTACTTCAACTGTGCCACAACAATCTGGTACTTCTTCTTCTGGATTAGACGTAACTTTTGGAAAACCATTTTTTGTTGGCACTTCTAGTTTAGGAGGTGCAAATGCTTTCTTGCCTTCAGTTGGTATTACTATACAAAACGCATCTGCTGGAGATTATTTTGTTTTGTCGGGGGTTACTGGCACAGGCTTTAATATTAAAATAAAAAATGGTACAAATTTTATAGATAAACAATTCACATTTCAAGCTGTCGGTTATGGTAAAGGGGTGTAATATAGAGGAAAGTATTTTTTAAATGGCACAAGCAGCTAACAAAGATATTGCAAATAGTTCTGGTGCTGGAGTAAGAGCAGATCTTAACTTTGTGTTTGAGGCCGTAGCGACAAATAATTTTGGAGATAAAGCACAAGCTGGTCAAGTTTTACCGTGTGAATTTGTTGCAGATAATTCTACTTCTCCTAAAAAATTATTAATAAGGTCAACTACTGGAGATGATGGCACTTCTGGCACAACTCCTACTTACTTTGATGTTGGTAATTTAGATGAGGCGAATTTAGGACTTGTAAAAAGGGCTGGAGACACGCTTACAGGCCCATTATTAGTAGACGATGGTTCTGGAGCAAGTAGTCCAGCATTAAGTTTTGATGGAGACAGCGATACAGGGATTTTTAGGTCAGCAGCAAATACAATGGGTTTTTCTACTGCTGGTACGCAGAGAGTTGGCATAAGTAATGCTGGCTTGGATATGCTTAACGCATTACCTATTAGGTTTCAAGATACAAGTGGATCTCCTTTTGTATCTTTACAGTCTCCGTCAGCTTTATCTGGAAATGTAGCTCTTACATTACCTCCATCAATAGTTGATGGTGGGTTCATGAAAACTGACGCATCAGGTAATTTAACTTTTTCTATTGTTGAGGGTGTACCTACTGGATCTGTTTTTTGTTTAGCTGTTAATACAGTCCCAACAGGTTATGTAAAATGCAATGGTGCTTCATATTCAAGAACAGGAACTTATGCTGCTTTGTTTGCTGTTATAGGTACTACTTATGGTGCTGTTGATGGAAATCATTTTAATGTTCCAGATTTAAGAGGAGAATTTGTTAGAGGTTTCGATGATGGTAGAAATGTAGATACTGGTAGAAACGTAGGAACATCTCAAGGTGGAGAGAACGCACAGCACAACCACGCAGCATCTTCTAGTGTTTCGGAATCAAGTCATACACATAACATGAGAGGACTTGCATTAAGTGGTGGCTCTGGTTCTGTTGCAATTACTCTTGGTTCTGGTCAGTCTTATCAAATAGGATATTCTGGTAGTATTTCAAGCAGATCTTCTGGTTCTGCTACAACAGGAATATCTGTAAGCACAACTACTTCTAACCAAGGTTCTGAAGCTAGACCTCGTAACATAGCAATGCTTTACATCATTAAAATTTAATTATGGCAATCCAACCAGCTACTTATAATTTCACGTTACAACGTAGATCAGATCATAGTATCCCTTTACTGTTTAAAGATGGAAATGATGCAGCTATAAATTTGACAGGATATACAGTATCTGCACAAGTTTGGGATCAATCACGCAGTATAAAATATTCTGATTTCACAACAACTTATACTGATCGTGCTGCTGGTTCTATTTCCATATCATTGACAGATGTACAAACTGAGACTTTTATGACTGATAAATTATATTATGATGTTTTATTAATTAACCCAGCAGGTCTTAAAGAATATTATTTAGAAGGTATTATTAATGTAAGCGAGGGATACACAGCATGACTTCAGTTAATGTTACAACTACAAAGAATACAGTTACTGTAAACGGTGAGACTAGGGTTGTCACTGTAAAAACTCAAGGGCCTCAAGGCCCTGCCTTTGCTGATGGTGATATAGGTGACATTGTTATTAGTGGCGGTGGAACAGTAGCAACTATAGATGCTGGTGCAGTTAATAACGCAAAAATAGCT